TGTATGCTAAAAAAAGACAGCATACTATAAAAGATAGAGTATTAAATAAAATTTTAAATCTAGATAAATAATAATTATGGCTACTACAACATCAATTACAACTAGCTATGCTGGAGAATTCGCTGGAAAGTACATCTCCGCTGCATTGCTATCAGGTGCTACCTTAGATAGAGGAAGTATCGAAATTAAACCAAATGTAAAGTTCAAAGAGGTTATTAAAAAAGTCGCTTCAGATGCTAACTTCATAAAAGATGCATCGTGTGATTTTTCTGATACTGGAACTTTAACATTAACAGAAAGAATACTTCAACCAGAAGAATTCCAAGTTAACTTAGAACTATGTAAAAAAGATTTTAGATCCGACTGGGAGGCAATTTCCATGGGATATAGTTCATTTGACAACCTACCTAAACAATTTTCTGATTTCTTAATTAGCCACGTTGCTGGTTTAGTTGCAGAAAAAACAGAACAAAATATTTGGGGCGGTGTTAATAGTAACGCAGGAGAATTTGATGGATTAACAGTTTTAATGGCTGCTGATTCTGATGTTAATGATGCTGCTAACGGTTCTGAAACAGCTTTCACATCATCTAATATCGTTTCTTTATTAAGTAATGTAGTGGATTCTATTCCAAATTCAGTATATGGAAAAGAAGATCTTAAACTTTATGTACCACCCGTTGCTCATCAAGCTTACATTAGACACTTAGGTGGATACGGAGCTAATGGATTAGGTGCTTCAGGTTACAAAGGAGAAGGTAATCAATGGTATAACAACAACGCTTCTTTATCTTTTGAAGGTATTGAATTAGTTTATACCCCTGGTATGCCTATTAACCACATGGTTGCTGGTCAAAAATCAAACATTTTCTTCGGAACAGGTCTTTTATCAGATCACAATGAAGTAAAAGTAATTGATATGGCTGACTTAGATGGTTCACAAAATGTTAGAGTGGTAATGAGATTTACTTCAGGAGTTCAATATGGAATCGGAAGTGACTTATCTTTATTAACTTTAGCTTAATATCAGTTTAACATAAATTAAGGGGTAGGTGGGATTTCTACCTCCCCTTTTTTTTATAAAATATTATAAATTATGGCATGTACATTAAATAAAGGAAGAATCGAACCATGTAAAGATGTGGTAGGCGGTATAAAACACGTCTATTTTACAGATTTTGGTGGTTATGGTACTGTAACGCAAGATACAGATGACCAAATTACAAACATGGATGGAACTTTTACTGCATATAAGTATGAATTAAAGGGAAATTCATCTTTCGAACAAGCAGTTAATGCCTCCAGAGAAAATGGTACGGTATTTTTCGAACAAACATTAAATTTAACTTTGAAAAAATTATCTTTAGCAGATAATAAAGAAATTAAATTATTAGCTTACGGAAGACCTAATATTGCTGTTGAAGATTATAACGGTAATGTTTTTATTATGGGATTAGAAAATGGAGCGGAAGTTTCAGGGGGAACTATAGTAACAGGAGCAGGGATGGCTGATCTTTCTGGTTATACTCTTACATTTACAGCACAAGAAAAGAAACCAGCAAACTTTATAGATAGTCCAACTGCTTCAGATCCTTTTGCAGGAATGGCTAGCGCAACAGCTTCTATAACATCTGGTTCAGATTTTTAAGATATATTTTCTCTATATCTATTAGAGAGGGGGCTATGGCCTCCTTTTTAGTATAACAATATTTGTTTTTTTTTATTGTCTCAATATGATAATATTACAAGATCTAAATAGTTCACAAACTATCAGCTTTATACCCCGTTCATATAGCTCAACGGAGACATATTCCGTTAATATTAAATCGGAAACTGAAAACAGTTCGGTATATGCACAAGATCATACAGGTGACTTTTCTTTAACACAATATTATAGGCAATTAACTGCCATTTTTAATTTAAAGCAGGATAATTTTTATAACATAGAAATAAAAGACAGTTCTAGTAATATAATATATAAAGATAAAATATTTTGCACTAATCAAACTATATCAGATTATAGTGTAAACAATGGAAACTATGTAACTCATAGCAGTAACAACGAATTTATAATAATATAATGGATAATTTACATATTTTAAACTTATCAAACTATAATAGGCCAGAAATAACTGAAAATAAAAACAAAGACTGGATAAATTATGGGGATGACAACAACTATTATCAATATATAATAGACAGATATAATGGAAGTGCAACTAATAACGCTATTATAAATGGTATTGTTAATATGATTTATGGAAAAGGGCTGGATGCTACTGATTCTAATAGAAAACCGGATGAATATGCACAGATGAAATCTATTTTTGCTTATGATTGTATTAGAAAAGTTTGCCAGGATTTAAAATTGCTAGGAGAGGCAAGTATGCAAATAGTTTACAAAGGTGACAAGGTTAGTCATGCTGAACATTTCCCTAGACAAACATTAAGAGCTGAAAAATGCAATGAAAAAGGTCAAATAGAAGCTTATTACTATTTTAATGATTGGGATAAATTAAAACCATCCGAAAAACCGGAAAGAATTCCTTCTTTTGGATTTGGTAATGGTAAAAAATCCGAAATATTAATTATAAAAAGATATGTTTCTGGATATGACTATTATGCTCCAGTAGATTATCAAGGTGGATTAGCTTATGCAGAATTAGAAGAACATGTGGCTGATTATTTAATAAATGAAGTTGAATGTGGTTTTTCTGGTACAAAAGTAGTTAATTTTAACAATGGAATTCCTGATAAGGAAAGACAATTGCAAGTTAAAAGCGATGTATTAAATAAATTAACAGGAAGTAAGGGAGAAAAAGTTATAGTTGCTTTTAATAGCAATGTGGAATCTAAAACTACTGTTGATGACATACCTTTAAACGATGCTCCACAACATTATGAATATCTATCCAATGAATGTATTAAAAAATTAATTATAGCTCACAGGGTAACATCACCTTTATTAATAGGTGTAAAAGATGGAAATGCTGGATTAGGTAATAATGCGGACGAAATTAAAACAGCTGCTTTGTTATTTGACAACCTGGTAATAAAACAATATCAAAATTTATTAGTAGAATCTTTTAATCAAGTTTTAGCTGTAAATGGCATTACTTTAAATTTATATTTTAAAACTTTACAACCTTTAGAATTTACCGACATGGAAAACATAGAGGACGAGGAAACTAAAGAAGAAGAAACTGGCGTTAAGATGTCTAGCGATGATTCTAAGGAACTTTCAGACGATGTTGCGTTAGATATATTGGAAAATTTAAAAGGAGAGCAAATAGATGAAGAATGGGAGTTGGTAGAAGAAAGGGAATATTCAGATAACAATGTAGATATTGAGCAATGGGCAAATAGTTTAATAGAAAAAAAGAAAAACCTGCTACAAAAAATAGCAATGGCTATACCTAATTTAAAAAAGGGAAAAGGGGATTTTTCTGTACTGGATAAAAGCTTTTATAAAGTAAGATACAAATATGCAGAAAAATATTCAAGCGGTAATTCCAGAGAATTTTGTAAAGCATTAATGAATAGGAACATGGTTTATAGAATAGAGGATATAGATGCAGCATCCAATAAAGGGGTTAATAAAAAGTTTGGACATAAAGGAAAGGCTTATGATCTTTTCCGATTTAAAGGTGGAGTTAGCTGCGGTCATTATTGGAGTGAGCAACTTTATAGATTAAAGAAAAAAACAAATGGGAAATATATAGAAAAATCGGATAAAATTAAAGATTTTGTGGAAGTGGATAATATTCCTAAAACATACCAACCTAAACCAAAAGGATGGAGGGACTCTAAAAAGGCACCAAAAGACATGCCTAATCAGGGACATCATCCAAATTATAAAAACTAAAAATGGCACAAGCATTATTTATAACAAGAAATGATTTAGTAAAATACACTGCTATAAATGGTAATGTAGATACGGATAAATTTATACAATTTGTAAAAATAGCTCAGGATATACATATCCAGAATTATTTAGGAACTGATTTATTTAATAAAATTAGCAACGATATAATATCTGATTCTTTATCTGGTGACTATTTAACTTTGGTAAATACCTATGTAAAACCAATGGTAATACATTGGGCAATGGTTGAATATTTACCTTTTGCAAGTTACACTATCGCTAATAAAGGTATTTATAAACCTAGTGCGGAGAATGCAACAGTAGCTGATGCAAATGAAATTGATTTCTTATTAAAAAAATCCAGAAACTTAGCACAATATTATACTGATAGGTTTATTAATCACATGAGTTATAGAACCTCCAGCACTTTTCCTGAATATTATTCTAATACTAATGAGGATGTATATCCAGATAAGAATGCTAATTTTGAGGGATGGGTATTATAAGAACTTATAAGCCAAAAGAGGCTAACATAAAAAAATTATTAACGTATTTAAAAACTAATAAGATTGGCAACTTTAACAGGCAAGAAAATAAAAAATACGTATGATGCTTTACTAAAGGTAGATGATAACAACACTATATCTTCCACAGCAAAGCAAATTACAGATGGTTTAGGAAATTCTACACCTTTATATATTTCTACAACCCAAATAGGAATAGGTGTAACACCTTCTTTTCAACTTCATACTAGTGGTAATGCTAAAATTGGTGGAAATTTAATAGTAGCTGGTAATCTTACTGTAAATGGATCCACAACAATTATAGATAGCACAATTGTAGCAATTGGGGATAATATGATTGAAATGGCTAAAGATAATATAGCCAATACAAAAGACATAGGTTGGTATGGTACTATTGTTGAAAGTGGAACTAAGTATGCTGGGATGGCTTACGATGCATCAACTGGAGTTACTGCTCCAAAATTTAATTTAGGTTTAGGAACTGTTGAACCAGGCAATACATTTGCTACAACAGTTATTGGAACTCTTATTGCTAATTTAGAAGGTAACGTAACTGGTACTGTTAGCTCATTGTCCAATCATACAACAGATAATTTAACAGAGGGAACTAATTTATATTATACCAACGCAAGAGCTGATGCAAGAGTAGATTTACAAACAGGAGCAAATCTTGATTTGAGTAACAAAGACACAGATGATTTAAGTGAAGGCACAACTAATTTATATTTTACAACTACTAGAGCTAGAGCTAGTTTTACTGAGGGAACAGGAGTAACAATTACAGATGGTGAAATTGCTATTGGTCAAGCTGTTGCTACTACAAGCAATGTTAATTTTAATAGAATTACAAGTAGTGAAGATTTAAGATTTGATGGTACCAATACTAGATTAAGATCAGACAATGAATTTGATTTTCTAACAACATCTGGACAAGCACAATCTTTGAGAACTTTGGGAGTATCGGCACAAACAACGTATAATGGTAATAGTGCTGCTTCTGGTATGTTTAATGCTTTGAATGGTTATGCAGTTGGGACAGGAACAGGAACCACTGTTATTGATTCATCAAGAAATTTAACAAATATTGGTACTGGAAATTTCAGTGGGCAAGTAACTATACCAGAAACTCCAACAGCAGATGCACACGCAGCATCTAAAAAATATGTTGATGATAGTATACCTACTGCTACAACACCTGCATTAAGTGCTGTTTTAGCGACAGGAAATACATCTGGTGCTAATGATTTATTAATAGCAGATGACCAAAAATTACTATTAGGTGATGATTCCGATTTTGAAATATTTAAGTTTGGTGCTGGTGATAATTTTATAAGGAGCAATACTGGTCATTTATATTTACAAATAGAAGAGGATGACCATGATATGTTTTTTCAAGGTGATGATGGAGCTGGCGGTAAAACTACATATTTCTTTATGGATGGTAGTGAGGAAAGAACCAAATTTTTAAAAAAATTAGAGATAGTTGACAATAATCAATTAATACTTGGCTCTAATGATAATTCTTATTTAAAATGGGATTCAACAGCTAGTCAATTATTTATTAGTGGCGATTCTAAGTTTTTAAATAGTGCTTATGTAGTAAATAATTTAAATGTACAAAAATCAGTTTACCAAACAGCAACAGGTGGTTTTTATATAAACAAACCTTATGGAGCTGATTTTTACACTACAACTAATAATTACACTGGTGCAATACAAATAGCATTACCAACTGGTGGAACTGGTCATGATGATATGATTAAGTTTGTTGTTGATATATTTGATTATGACACTCAAGCATGTGTAACAGTTTTTATTGGTGGTTATACATATCAAAATGTAGGTACTGGTAACAATACTTGGTACAATGTGTCTGCAACAGTTTTAGGTCAAAGTTCAGCACAAAATTATACTGTTAGATTTGGTGATAATGGAACTGAGCATTGTGTTTGGATAGGCGATACTACTAGCACATGGAATCATTTACAAGTTATTGTTAGGGATTTCTTTGCTGGTTATACTGCTAATATAAATAATTATTTAGGTGGTTTTGGTATTAGTGTTGATGCAACACAAGCAACTGTTAATAATACTTTAACAAATTGTTTCCCAATGTCATCAGATACAATAACTGGTTATTTACCATTAACTGGTGGTACAGTAACTGGAAATGTGCTATTAGGTAGTAATACTAATATATCAATGGATGCTTCGGCTAATGGTCAGTTAATGATTGATGGTGTTGGTTATCAGGGTGCTATTGCTTTAGATGAAAATGCTATGCATATTTACCATAATAGTTCTAGTAGAAGTTTAGTTTTAGGAACTAATGAAACTGCTAGATTAACTATTAATGGGAGTGGAAACGCCTCATTTACTGGAACAGTTACAGCACCAAATTTTATATTGACTGGTACTGATGGATTTAATTTACCATCAGGTGGCTTTCTTGATTGGGCAAATGGTGATGCTAGAATAGTCGAGGGTTTGGTTAATAATTATTCATTAAGTTTTCAAACATGGGATGGTTCAGCACTTTCAACAGCATTAAGATTAGATGGTGATAATACAGCAACTTTTTCTGGTGGTATAACATCTGATACATTATCAGCGGCATCAATAGGTATAACTGGCACAAATGGAACAGATGGCAAGGGTATTTCATTATATGGTGGTGCTAATAGTGGTGAACCTACTTATGGTATGATGTTTCAAAAAACAGCAACTTATGGTACATTCGGATATGTTAGTGCAGATTGGGCAACCTATTTTACAATGGATACTACTAATAATAGAGGTTGGATATTTAGAAAAGTTGGAGTTGGTAATGTGGCATCAATAAATAATAATGGAAATGCACATTTTCAAACCCCATGTAAGATTACAAGTAATGACACCTCTTTGACATTTATGGATGCTGGTACAAATGCCTTTCAAATTAAGGTTGGTTCTGGTGATGAGCTTTATATTGGTGGTAATAACACATATCAATTTAGAGGTACAACAACTGGTCAAGCACAATTAAATTCAGCTGGCTATGTAAAAGTAATTGCTGGTGCATCAAATTATACTGGTTTCGTGATGCATCAAACCGATGGCTCAAGAGTTGGTTATTTTTATGGTGATGACGGGGGATCATCAACACCTAATATTGGTATTTTAGATTCCGATGGAAATTGGGCAGTTAGAGTTATTAGGGACACTTACACCGAATTAAGAGTTAATAATTCTGTTAAATTACAAACAACAACAGCCATAAATTATAATTTACAAGCAACTTGGATTGAGGGTGGTTCAGCTAATTGGAATGAAACTACACCTGGAACAACA